GTACTTCAAAGAATATAAATCTACAGCGGATCCGGCAAAAGGTGTATTAGGCACCATTACTAGCTTGAATGTGGCGCATAATCTGGAAGCTGCTGAGATAGGCGTCTTGGAGATCGGAGCAAACACGATTCTTTCAAAAATGATCGAAGTAAATCTAGATTTCACCGTTATTCACGAAAGCCATCTTGGATGGAACGAAAGCAATAAGTTTGCAACTCCGAGCTTCCCATATGGAGCAATAACTTCTGAAACCCCAGGAGGCCCGGGCACCGGCCCCCCAGACGATGCCAGGGATGCCAATGAGACACCCGAAGAGCGTGACAAGCGCATGCAAGACGAAGAGCGCGCACGCCAGCGCTATGGCACTATGTTCGGCAAAGCGCGACTGAAGAAGGATTTGAAGTATCTTGCCAAAATGGCGGACAAGGACCCGAACAGCCTCACAAAAGGCCAATTGGCCAACGTTAATTACTTGTTGTCCACCACCAAGGGCGCCGGCCTCGAAGGGTTTGATAGCTTGGAAGATTATGAAGGCCTTCACGACCTCCGTACAAGAAAGGATATCAAGGACACTGCCGACGACCTCCACGGCGAATTCATCAAATGATAATAAGGAAATGAAAAATGGCTAGCAGATATAGCGGAGAAGAGATTCTCGATAATGATTCTGAGTTTTATAGTTTTTTGCGAAAAATGAGACAAAACCAGAAGAACATAAGACAATACGGAACACAGATTTTACACAACCCCAACACAGTCCAGCGCATGGTGCTTTCCAAGGATAGCTATATTTGGTCCGTGGGGGATCATTTCTACAATTTAGCTGCCAAATATTATGGCGATCCAACCTACTGGTGGGTGATCGCCTGGTATAATGGATATCCAACGGAAGCTGACATCTCGCCCGGCGCAATAATCGATGTGCCCATTAATTTGGAAGAAGCCCTTAAGGCCTTGGGATTATAAACCATGGCTGACGAGAACGAGTGCCTTCTTAAACAAGACTGGTCGTCAGCCTCCAAGGCTGTTCAAAATTGGTGGAAGAAAAATTGCGGGGATGTCGCGGATGCCGCGCTACAACTGGCCGGTGTTCCAGAGGCCGGCCAGTCCTTCGCGGAGGTCGCGGATATTTTGCACTGGCAAACAACCCCGGGCAGTGATGCGCAAGATGGCGCCAATACCCGCCCGGGCAACATCAAAGATCGTGCCGGGTGGGGCTACGCGGGCATTTTGAGCAACGACCCGGCCATGCACAAGATTCTCGACTTCGGCGCGCAACTGAACTCCGATAAGAGCGACGCCTTCAACGCCTCTGCGACGGAGGGGCTTGGTGTTCCCGCCGCCAAAATGATTGCCACTGATCAGAAATCCTTAAGGGCCAACCTGGAAGCTTCCAAGGATATCAAACAAATCCTTAGCTACGCCGACAATATGGAGGTTGCCGCCAAGCTCGTTATACCTCACGTTGAGGTGGTCAGAGATCTCGCCAAAATGCTTCCTTCACAATATGCACAATATGCCGACGCGGACCCGGAAAGCCTGACCAGCCTAGGCTGGACCGACTGGTACCAGGGCTCCGACGGTGTATTCGGCACCTTCGCGGATCTCAAACTCCAGGCCGACGCTCTAATAGAGGCGCTAAGGACAATCATGGACGCGGCCGCCAAGGTGAGGAAGCTTTATGAGGATCTTGAAAAGATCCAAGAACAAGCCGAGAAAACCGCCGCTGCCGCGCTGCAGGACCACTTGGACAAGTGTATGACCAAGGCACAGCGCGGCCAAGTGCTGGAGCATCGCCCTGGCATTCGAGTACATCTGCCAGAAACTGAAAGCGAGCTTAATGCTGATGCCCCCGGTTGCAAGGGCGACAGTTTAAAAGACTGGGAGGCGACGCGGGACGCGCTCCAACAAGAGCTTGACGCGCTTAAAGCAGCCCGAGAAGCGGGCCTCGAAGCATACATCGAACAGGGTGGCGACGTTATTCCAGAAGCTTTTGTTGGCCAAACAATGAAGCGAACGTTTAAAGAGCAGTGTCTGTTGCTTTCCAATGTATACAAAATTGCCCAATATAAACAGGGCGCCCTCGAAAAGGCGAAACCCGCTAGATTGCCATATGTAAATAACAGCTCTGGTTCTTACAATGCGTGTTTAATGGCTCAAAGATCGCCATGGGGATTCATGAACCAACTGGTGCAGGATCCCAGTTACGGATCGTTTTTTGATATTAGTCCGTCGCTGCTATCCCAACTATCGCCAATGATTCGCTTATATAAGATTGAGATGGATGCTAGCACTCAAGGCGAGCGCCAAGTTGAAATTAAGTTTGATACACACTATAATGCAAGCCCGCTTGATAACATCTTCAGCAACAAGGACAAAAGAGGATTTGGAGTCGGATTGAAGAGTTTTAATTTTTCATACGAAGGGAGCAACCCTTTCGCGGTAAAGAAGAGCATTAAGGCCAAACTCGTTATCTTCGCTAGCTCTTTTGATGACCTCCTGGCTCAACGCGGCCAAGGCCCAGGCGCATTTAGATACTGTGACTTAGCTCTTAAGACGGGGGGCAATTTAAACGAATTGCTGGATCGTTCGGATAAGAGTGCGTCTGCCATTGTTAACAATATTAGTAAATTAAATTTTAGATTAAAGGTGGTGGTGGGCTGGGCAATGCCCAACGGCAATTTTGAGAATAACACACCAATCCCACAAGAAGATCGCACGAACCTGGCCAAGGCGATTGATAATTCTTTTGTAACGTTGAACTTAACACCAACTATCCACAATTTTGATATTGACGATCAGGGTCGCGTTGTGTTTAGCATTGAGTACCTTGCCTATATTGAAGATTTTTTTGATCAGCCCAATTATGATATTTTTGCAAGCCCAAAAAACTACGCAGCCGCCCTTAAAAGGAAACTAATGATTGCCTCAGTTGAGGAGCATTGCGACGCCGACCTGGCCAGCCAAAAAAAGAAAGAAATATATGAAAAAGTAGAGGAAGAGAAAAGAGCAAATCTTTCAACCATCTTGAGCCAGCTTTTAAAGACCGAAAAGATATATTTCGTGCCGATCAAACTCGAGAAGCTCGCGGAATTTAACAAACAGGGTCCGTTTTTTGATTTTTCATTGGATTCCAGCACACCCACTGTGGCCGGCAGCAACGATGAGATTACCACGGGCTTCGCCGCGGCACTGGCGAAACTACAAAAACAGACAGAATTAACGACAGATCTGTCACAGACTAAGATTGAAGCATTGAACGAAACGACATATATTAAATTCTTCTATTTGAGTGATTTGGTGAATGTTGTTTTGCACAATATAGAGACCTCTTTGACGTCCTTGGTGAAAACAACCGAAGGCACGGGCCCAAACAGTCTTACCTTCCCAACCGGACTGACAAAGACAGCCGCGGCCGAGACCTCCTGGAAAGCGCTGGTGGAATCCGAAAAAGAACGATTGCAAAGGCTGCTATTTAACTTTAAGCACTTCAGGGTGCTCCTGGGCCCTTGTGAGTTATATGATTTTTCAACTGGCCAAGGAAAAAGACGCAATGAGAGTTCTCTGATGACTACTGTTAATTTGGGAGATTTGCCCATTTCCGTATCTTATTTTATGGACTGGCTGACAGAAAAGGTGCTCAAGAGAGAGAGCCCAATTTATACCTTGAGCACATTTATGAATGATTTGCTAAACGGATTAGTTAGGAATTTTTTGAATGAAGATCGGTGTCATGATTTGAATATTAAACAAAAAACCAGAATGTTTCAATCTGTGGTGACGAGTTATAAAAATTGGAAAAAAGGCGGCAAGCCCGATACCACCAACCAGGACGAGATTACCAACTGGATCATCCGCCAGGCCAAACATCAGGCCGGCCAAAACGTTCCCGCCTCAAAGCTGTGGATGGAAGAAGTCAGCTGGATGAAGGAATACGCCGGACGAGAGGAAACAGGAATTTTAGACGTAATGGGAGTTCGCGATTCGCCAATCTCCACGCGGTCTCCATCGATGGAGTACAATTATTTAGTTTATTATGCCGGCCGTGTGAACCCGTCGTCAGAGATGAAGGGCGAGCGCGCCGTTGACACGGCTAATGGCATATGGCACTATATGATTGGAAAACCCAACGGCATTGTTAAAACAATCAGGCTGACACGGACAGACTCGCCGGGTCTCAAGGAGGTGAGATTCGAGCAAGAGGGTTACGACGGGCTTTCGCAGTTGCGTGAAACTTATGATGCTACCATAACGTGCTATGGGTCTCCCAATATCGTGCCTGGAACTTACATATATATCGATCCGAGAGGGTTTGCGCCCAAGAAAAGCACCGGCAAGGATGAGTACACCTTTAAGGACTCCGCCGGCAACAAGCACACCATAGATCCCGCACTGCTCACCAGATATGGTATCGGGGGATATTATATGGTGATTAAGGCTGAAAACAAACTTGGTCCCGGGGAGTTTAACACCACCATTACCGCCAAGTGGGTAGCCGAATTGGGCAGCAACAACTCAAATCTTGTGCCGCGGGCCCCTCGACCTACTAAATGTAAAGCGTCCTAATAGGAGGAATGAATCATGGCAGATGAATTTACAAAAAACAACAATGCCGGCACACGAGCCCTCTTTTATGATAGACAGCTTTATCAAGCCACCGCCGGGATGGCTCAGCCAGAGTGGTATGCCTCTTCTGGCGTAACTAATTTGCAAGATTTTCGAGAGAGCGAAAAAATACTTTATGGGAGAGTTAATCGCTATTATGTACCCATCTTTTTAGACACTAAGCGCACAGACCTCTCAAGCATCACTTTTGGCGCCAGCGGCCTGGGGCAGATAAGTGCGCTTCCATTTGTCGCGGAAGCATTTTCGCAGCTATCAATGCAATTTCAAAAAGGCATAGTGTCTGGTAAAATTTCCCCCGATGAGCGATACTTGAGCGATCTGAAGGCAGAAATAGCCTTCGAAGATCCACAAAATCTATATTACATATACACTAACAAGATCTCCGGACAATTGGTAAATTTTTATGTTGAAAATAAAATAGTATTTAAAGATTTTAAAGAGTTTTTGGTGCACCTAAAAGAATCGTGGCGCCGCACTGCCCCTGTTTTCCCAATTACCTTTCCTGCATATATGAAAAGTCGATATTGCCCCATAACAACTACTGGTCTTGTGGTGGAAATTGCCGATAATCTTAGTTGTGCCGACGATCAAACTAAATTTGATGATTTTGTGGCGAGCAAAAATTGGAAATTTTATGTAAATGCCTGCCGGTCGTATGGTTTTGCTGTCGACCTTAACAACCCATGGAGACTAATAGCAGATATAGGATCTGGGGAGATGGTAAAGTATGCGCGTAAATATGGGTTTTCCAGCACAGATGACATTCTTGAATCTGCCTACACTGTGGCTCACATGCCATTTTATACTGGATTTAAGTCGTTTGTGCTGTCGTTGTACAATCAACTGCGCACCAAACAATATATGGTTTCGGAATATTGCCAAAATAGCCAGGTCAAGACTCGCATAGAATATTCCATGGAGTATAAGGTGGAAGATCTTGAAAAGTTGTTTCCAGAAACCTTTTTCATAGACTTATATTGTTATCTGAGGTTCCTGGAAGAAGAAACTAAATTCTCCTCTGCCGAACAAGAGAGGATCACCAAAGATTGCATGGAGTTATATCGCATTCGAGGGATCTCCGAAGCCCTAAATCAGTTTGAAAAAATACTCAATAAGACCTATAGCTACAGAGGGTCCTTGACAGACCGAATGAATCGTGCTATCTTATGATAGAGAAAATATACGAATCGAGGTGGTGATTGCTTTTTCAAACACTGGATGACAAAAACGAATGCGTTGGAGTATATGTTGATGGAAAGTTGCATTTCGACGCCATTCCGACACCTCTGACAAAAACGTGGAAATTTACCGGCTCAGTAGACTCGCATGCGGTACAATATGCATGGATTTACTGCAATGGCAGGAGTATGGCGGAGGTTTGCCCGGATGAGCTTCGTGAAAATTGGGAACGTTGTTCAAAAAAGCTGACGGCATACAAAAAAGCTTTTGCGATTGCAAAGCTCGATTTACGACAACATTGTTTTTTTGATTTGGTTCCGCATGACGCATTGCTTGAGTTCTGTGATGTCAAAAACAAAATTACTGAGTATGTTTTTGAGAATTATGAAAGACCTGCAAACTATGAGCACCTTAAAAATGCTGCGGCCTTATTGCACAAGCTCAAACACCAAGACTTGAAATTGGAAAGTAAGAATTGTCGGTCATTATTTACCAATAGCACACTTCACAGCGGCGCTAAGAAGATTTTGAGCGGCAATAGGTATATTAATTATAACCTTTTCGGCACCGTTACGGGGCGCCTTGCAACTCACCCTTCGTCGTTCCCCATCTTGACTATGAAAAGAGAGCTTCGAAGCCTCATAAAGCCTGCAAATGATTGGTTTCTTTCTTTAGACTATAATGGTGCCGAGGTGCGCACGCTGCTGGCGCTGTCCGGGCAAAAGCAGCCCAACGTGGATATTCATGAGTGGAATGTCATCCATGTTTTCGAGAATGCAACGATGACCCGCGAAGAGGCAAAAACGATCTTCTTTTCGTGGCTATATAACCCGGATTCCGATCACATTGAAACTAATCACTATGATCGCAAAAAAGTACTTGACAAGTACTACGATGGTGACTATATTAATACTATATTTGGGAGGCGCATTATGGTGTCGCCAAAAAAAGCATTCAATTATGCTATACAGAGCACCACTGCCGATCTTGTGATTGACAGGGCAATTGCATTGGACGAATACTTAGATGGAAAAAAGTCATTTATATCGCATATAGTCCACGATGAGGTGGTGATAGATTTAGCAGACGAAGATCGAGACCTAATACCAGAGATGAAAAACATTTTTGCAAAAAACAAGATGGATGAATTTATGGTTAACCTGAAAGCCGGCCGCGACTACTATAATCTCAAGACACTATCACTATGATTTCTATTGTTGGTATTGGCAATGGTGCCAGTGCCATTGCAGAAAAATTTGTCAATTTCCCTCAGTATAACGTGTATGTGCTGAATGACAAGGTTGAGAAATCATCCGGCAAGAAGCGAAAGCTAAAGAGGTTCACAAGCCCTGAAGATTATGAGGAGAATATTCCCGATCTCACCAAGTATTTTTCTAAAATTGACAATCACGTTCAAGTTTTTGTGATGGGTTCGTCCTATAGTTCAAATTACGCCTTGGGGATCCTGCAGCAGATTAGCACTAAAAATGTTGATGTCTTCTATATTCAGCCAGACACCACGCTGCTTACCGGTATTCCTCGCCTAATGGAGCGAGCCGCATGTGGAGTGCTACAAGAGTATGCGCGCTCAGGGCTCTTTAGTTCAATTACAATAATTTCTAATAAAAACTTAGAAGAAGCTCTGCAGCGAGTCCCGATTAAAAAGTTCTATGATCATCTTAATTCATCAATTGCGTCTACCGTTCATTATTTAAATTATTTCTTGCACAATGAACCCGAGATTGGGGTGATAGCTCCCCCTATTGATCATGCGCGTATACGCTCAATTGCAATATTGGAAACTCAGAATATTGAAGAAAAATGGCTTTTTGAGCTTGACATGCCGCGCCAGCTGTGTTATTATTTCTGTATAAACAAGGAAAAGCTTGAGACCGACGGCGGCCTTCACAAGAAGATCGTCGACCGCCTAAAGCAGAAGCCAAGGAACGCATTCAGAAACGTCTCGTATGCAATCTACGAGACTGAGCACGGAAAAGACTTTGGGTTTGTCGTGGCCCATACAAACGCGATACAACAACAAAATACCCTTGACAAGTTAGATCAAGGGTGATACATTAGATATCGAGGAAAGCTCGATATACTTTACAACAACAACAAGGAGAAAAAACTAATGTCAATCAATATGGAACTAATGAGAAAGAAGCTCGCTACTTTGCGTGGTGAGGGAGATAAGGAACAATCACACTGGTTTAAGCCCGACGAAGGAGACCAAACTATTCGGATTGTCCCCGCACCAGATGGAGATCCACTCAAGGAGATGTATTTCCACTATAACGTGGGAGATCACAGGGGCGGAATTGTTTGCCCAAAGCGAAACTATGGCGAGCAGTGTCCGATCTGTGAATTCGCATCCGCACTCTGGAAGGAGGGCACAAGCACCAATGATGAGGAAAGCAAGAAGCTGGCGAAGTCGCTTTTCGTCCGTGCACGCTTCTTTTCACCGGTGGTCGTCCGCGGCCGCGAAGATGAGGGCGTCAAGATCTATGGTTATGGAAAGCGCGCCTACGAGAACCTTCTGGGCTATATTCTAGATCCAGATTATGGCGATATCACCGACCCGCTTGAGGGCACCGATATTGCACTAACATACACCAAGCCCACCACACCGGGGGCATATCCACAAACAAACCTAAAGATGCGTCGAAACACTTCCCCGCTTTTGGAGGATACGGAGGCCATCCCAGCCCTCCTTGATGGCATTCCCGACTTTGGCTCTCTTTTTGACCGCCAAACTCCGGAGCAAATCGACGCAATTCTCGATGAACAACTTGCAGGCAACGGAAGTGCTGAGAGTCGCTCGACGGAAACCGCGAAGTACGGCAGTGGCAAGAGCAACGTGGACCGAGCGTTCGATGAGTTGATGGCTACCAAGTAGTCGGTTTGTGAGAAGCCGCTGGCACCCCGGCTGAAATTGGGTGCCGCATTTTTTAAGGAGAGCAAATGGCCAGAAAAGCCAAACAACCCAAGGCCGGAAGAGTATCAATGCAAGATTTGATGACTCTCGTCAACAAGAAAGCCGGCAGAAATGTTGCGCATGACCTCACGGGCGATAACCCGACCGAGGTGAAGGAGTGGATCCCAACTGGTTCTCGCTGGTTAGACTCTATTGTCTGCAAGGGTAAGGTGGCCGGTATTCCTGTCGGAAAAGTCTCGGAACTTGCGGGCCTTGAGAGCACGGGCAAATCTTATATGGCAGCACAAGTGGCCGCAAACGCCCAGAAAACGGGCAAGATGGTCGTTTACTTCGATTCTGAGTCAGCTATCGACCCAAGCTTCTTGGAGCGCGCAGGATGCGACCTGGGGCGTTTAATGTACGTTCAGGCATCATCTGTGGAGTTTGTATTAGAAACGGTAGAAGAACTGCTGGGCGCAACCGATGAACAGTTGTTGTTTATCTGGGACTCTCTGGCATTGACCCCCTCTGTGTCTGACGTCGAGGGTGATTTTAATCCCCAGTCTTCGATGGCGGTAAAGGCTCGCATTCTCGCCAAGGGAATGTCAAAGCTGATTATCCCCATTGCCGACAAGCAGGCCACTTTTTTGGTGCTCAACCAGCTTAAGACAAATATTCCAAGTGGCCCCAATGCGCGCATTATTGCGATGACCACCCCTTACATGACGCCGGGCGGAAAGGCGATGCACTATTCCTATTCGCTGCGAGTGTGGTTGACCGGCCGCAAGGCCAAGTCGGCATTCATTGAAGACGAGAAGGGATATCGCATTGGCTCTGAGGTCAAGGTCAAGCTGGAGAAGTCACGCTTTGGCACCCAGGGTAGAACTTGCGCATTCCGCATCTTGTGGGGAACGGAGGATATCGGCATTCGTGACGAGGAGTCGTGGTTTGAAGCTGTGAAGGGATCCGAGTGTTTAACCTCTGCAGGTGCCTGGTATACTCTCAAGATGCCCGATGGATATGAGAAGAAGTTCCAGCCATCAAAGTGGGCCGAGTTGGTGCAAACTGATGAAGAGTTCCGAACGCGCATCTTGGCGGTTATGGACGAAGAAGTTGTGCAGAAGTTTCATAATCGTGAAGGCAACGCTGATCAGTTCTACTCTGATCCCGAATAAAACACTTGACAGCCCTCTCGCAGTGCGTTATACTTAGTATAAGCTTGTAGGAGGGCTTTTGAGTACCGTAGCATCGGAATATGCGTCTAATTACAGTGCCGAGCGATTTCATCGCTACTCTGGCAAGGTAAAGAGATATATGAATCTGGCGAAACAGATGGCGTATCAGTCGACCTTTCCAGATTACCGCCATGGCGCAGTGCTGGTTAAGGGCTCTGTGCGCAATGCATCCTTCAACAAGGACAACTATTGCGCATTTGGTTCGCGCTTTCAGCACGAACACGCCGGCAGAACCACCCTCCATGCCGAGCTTGGCGCTATCTTGGGCATGGATCGCTCTATTACCGAGGGTGCGACGGTGTACGTAGCACGCGTTGGAAAAGGGGGAGATTATAAGCTCTCCAAGCCGTGTTCGATGTGCCACGAAGCGCTAAAGCACGTGGGTGTCAAGCGCGTGGTCTATACAATTAACAACAAGAAAGCAGGAAGTTATAAACTATGAATAGAGTATTGATTATTGATGCCCTCAATATGTTTTTGAGAGCATACATTGTGGACCCAAGCTTGTCCACGAATGGGGAGCCGATCGGAGGATTTAAGGGATCCCTCAAAATCGTGCAGAAGCTAGTGCGGATGACGAAACCTAATGAGGTAGTGATTGTGTGGGACGGCCCCAACGGATCGCAGAAACGCAGATCCCTCGATAAGAATTATAAAGCCGGCCGAAAGCCCATCCGTCTCAACCGTAATGTAAAAGCGCTAACTGAAAACGAAGAGATGCAGAACCGCGTCTGGCAACAACGCCGAGCCATCGAGTATTTCAATGAGATGCCCATTGTGCAGGTGATGCTGCCCGAGGTGGAGGCAGATGACGTCATCTCTTATCTTACTAGGATGCCCTATTACGATGGTTGGCAGAAAGTGATTGTCTCCAATGATAAGGATTTTTACCAACTGTGTGACGATGAAACGGTGGTATATCGCCCTACCAGTGATATCATTTACAACAAAAAAACAATTGTGGAAGAGTTGGGGGTACACCCGAGGAATATGGCCCTGGCGCGCGCCCTGGTGGGAGACGCGTCCGACAATCTGCCGGGAATTAAATCTGTGGGATTTAAGACAATACAGCGCCGGTTAGGGTTTCTGGCGGCGGATAAGGATTATACCATTGATGAGGTGATCTCTTATTGCGAAAAGGTCGACAAAAAGCTGAAGTTCCACGAGAACATATTGGCAGGTCAAGACACGATCGCACATAATTATAAAATGATGCAACTTTATTCTCCGATGCTCTCTCCACAATCAAAGGACTTCGTGCGCAACGCTGTGGAGAACTTTGAATGCAATTTCAACAAGATAGAGATCATGAAGAAAATGAGGGATGACGGGTTTGGAGAACTAAACTGGAAGGACTTGGAACTGCACCTAAACAAAATCAACTCAGAGCGTTAAATTGCTTGACTTTAGGACAAATTCTGTTATACTTAATAGTGTGAAAATGCACTATATTGCATGCGCATCGGGGTGACTTTTGAACGAAAATGCTAATTTTAGTCGATACGGAAAAGCATTTCAAGAGGGTCTCGTCCAGATTATCTACGAGGATCGCCCTTTTGCTGATCAGATAACAGAAGTTCTTGATATCAACTTTTTGGAACTGGAGTATCTCAGGGTTTTCGCAGGTCGCATTCTCAACTATAGAGATCGGTATGGTACGCATCCGTCCGTAGAAGCGGTCATTACAATGCTGCGCACCGACCTGGACAATGAAGATGAAGTCGTGCGTAAGCAGGTGCGCGAATACTTTGCGAAAATTACGGCCAAAGAAGCCACAGATACCAAGTACATCAAGGAGCAGTCCCTTGATTTTTGTCGCAAGCAGAATCTTAAAGAAGCGATGATGAAGTCAGTAGGACTGCTGCAGTCGTGTTCGTTTGATGAGATCTCGAAGACGATCAACGACTCTCTAAAGCTTGGTTCAGATAATAATTTTGGTTATGATTATCTAGCTGACTTTGAGCAGCGCTTTATCCCGAAACATCGCCTCCCGGTCACAACGGGCTGGAAGCAGATAGACGATATCTGCGGAGGCGGTCTCGGCAAGAGCGAGCTTGGGGTTGTGATTGCTCCAACTGGCGCCGGCAAGTCGTTCTGTCTTGTACATCTTGGCGCCCAAGGATTAAAAGAGGGAAAGGTTGTAGTACACTACACTTTGGAGCTTGGCGACACAATTATTGCAACCAGATACGATAGTTGCTTAACAGGTTATCCATTGTCTGATATTATTAATTTTAAGGATGAGGTTTACGACGAGATCAAGGACATCGAAGGAAAACTCATCGTTAAAGAATACCCCACCAAATCTGCGTCAACTAATACCATTAAATCCCACCTAAACAGGTTGATCAAGAGAGGCATCAAGCCGGGGCTGATAATCGTTGATTACGCCGATCTTTTAAAGCCAGTTGTCGTCCGGAAGGAAAAGAGAAACGAGTTGGAGTCCATCTACGAAGAGCTTAGAGGGATATCTACAGAGTACTCTTGCCCTATTTGGACCGCATCTCAGACAAATCGTTCGGGACTAAACGCAGAAGTTATCACAATGGAACAGATCTCAGAAGCATTCAATAAGTGCTTTGTGGCTGATTTCATCTTCTCCGTATCTCGGACGATTGAAGATAAGCAGAACAACCAAGGGAAGATTTTTATTGCTAAAAATAGAAATGGACCCGACGGAATGATTTATGATATATTTATGGATCCTGGCTGTGCCAGCATCCGGATAATGCCTAAAACAGCCGTTGCCAATGGGATAGTACCCATGAATCCGGTCGCATTAACTGCGAGCATGCAAAAAGGCCTATTGCAGAACAAGTACGAGAAGTTTAGAAAAAGGAAATAAACATAATGAGAACTATAGAAAACATACGCAGATTTAGATTATCAGATACTTTTATCGAACCCTACAAGGAAGCCGAGGTCCCATGGGGTCCGCTTGGATATGTAACGTTTAAACGCACATACTCGCGCCGGCTTAATGAATTCGATCCCGACGCAACTGGGAGCGAGGAGTGGTGGCACACATGCCGCCGAGTAGTAGAGGGCATGTTCAACATGCAAAAGCAACACGTGTTCCAGCTTGGCCTAGAGTGGAACGACGGCAAGGCACAAAAAACAGCAAAAGAGGCGTTTGACCGCCTGTTTAACCTTAAGTGGACCCCGCCTGGCCGCGGCCTTTGGATGATGGGGACCAAGTTTGTTGAACAGCGCACGGCTGCGGGTTTGTTTAATTGTGCTTTTCGCTCCACCCGGGATCTCTCCACAAAGGGCGGCTATCTCTTTGCGTGGATGATGGATGCACTTATGGTTGGCGTTGGGGTGGGTTTCGATACCGAGGGCGCCGGTACCGTCACCATCCAGGAGCCAGCATATACTAACGATACGTTGGTTATTGACGACTCTCGCGAGGGGTGGGTGGATTCAGTACACACTCTTCTTGATGGGTTCTTCTTTGGCGGAAAGGTACCTAAGTTTGACTACTCAGCGATTCGCGAGCTTGGAGCAGAGATTAAGGGCTTCGGGGGCACATCTAGCGGCCCCGCCCCCCTTATCGAGCTTCACGAGAACCTCAAGGAGTTATACTCCAGCAAGATCGGAGAGTCCGTCACTTCAGTAGACATCGTGGATACTGAGAACCTTATCGGCCGCTGTGTGGTTTCGGGCAATGTTCGACGTTCAGCGGCATTGGCGATGGGGCGCTATGATGACACACGATATCTTGAAATGAAGAACGATCAAGAGAAACTATACCACCACCGATGGGGATCCAACAACTCCTTTAACGCTGAGGTGGGGATGGACTACACTTGGCATGCCGCGCAAAGTCAAAAGAACGGCGAACCCGGATATATCTGGCTTAACAATGCGCGCACAAGAGGGCGCTTTAAGGATGGCGAGCGCTTTGATGACATTAACGTTGCCGGCTTCAATCCGTGTGTAGAGCAACAGCTTGAAGACGCAGAATTGTGTTGTCTGGTGGAGACATATCCTGCGAAGCACGAAGATTTAGACGATTATTTACGTACGTTAAAGATCGCGTATCTTTACGGAAAGACCATCACCCTGTCCAATACTCACTGGCCAGAAACGAACGCCAAGATGCTCAAGAACCGGAGAATCGGTCTCTCGCAGTCCGGCGTGGTCCAGGCATTTGCTAAGTTTGGACGCCGAGAGGTGTATGATATGTGTGACCGCGCCTATGGCTATGTGAAACAACTTGATGAAGAGTACTCCAACTGGCTGTGCATTCCCAAGTCGGTACGTATGACGTCAATTAAGCCATCTGGGACCGTGTCGCTGCTTAACGGCTCCACACCGGGCATCCACTTTCCGGAGGATGAGTACTATATTAGACGTATCAGGTTCTCGAAAACTTCGAAACTTCTTGACAAACTTGCAGATGCGGGATATACTATTGAAGATGATAAATACTCTCCGAATACTTCTGTTGTGGAGTTCCCTGTTCACGAACCCTATTACTCAAAGGGTAAGAAGGACGTCTCGATGTGGGAACAACTTGAAATTGCAGCCCAATATCAGCATTATTGGGCAGACAACTCGGTTTCAATAACTGTGACCTTCAAGGACGAAGAGGCA